TCATTTTCATTAACATTTTCATTAACATTAACATTATCATTTACATTAACATTATCATTTACATTTACATTAGGTTGTTTTTCAATCAACCTGTGGTTGTTTTCAAAATCAACTATGGTTGTTTTAGGTTGTTTTTTTGCGTTACTATTACCTTTTGGTGCCCCACCTTTTTTACCATCTTCTCTTCGTTTCATATTTGAATCCAATTGTGGTTTTATTAATGTCCATATTATTCCACAAATACCGGTTAAATTGGGGGTTGTTCCGTATAAACAATATTCAAACATTGAATTATATAAATTCAACTGATCCTGTTTATCTTCAACGTTTTTGATTGCCTCATAGAATGATCTATATACGACAAAACTTTCTACTGATTTTTCCATATTTTTCTACTTTTATATAAAATAAATAGTCATAAAAAAAAGAAAAGTCAAATTATTTTAAAAAAAGTTGACGTTTCTAAAACAAAGGTATATTTATAATTAAAGGATCTGATGAATAAGACAATTTTAGAATTTATATTGGACGCTGTTATTGCTCACAAATTTGACGATAACACACTTGGTGAAGAAATAAGACAACTTGAAGAAACAATTAGATCCATTATAAACATAGAAAAGGATCCAATATTAGAGGTTTTAGACACGTTGATAAGTGATAACCCCTCTAATGAAGATTTAGGTCATAAGATCCGAAGTATAGCCCCTTTAATTTTATTAGCATTATATGTTGAAACGGACATTAGTGGAGATAGCGACACCGAGTAGTATATACTACGAGATAATGAGAAATATTATCACCCCAAATTTCCATCTTATACCTGAACTAATCAGTGAATTATCTATTGGATTTTTGGAGAATGAAGAGAAAGTAGATCAGATAATCAAGGACGGGTGGTTCAAATACTACTTCATTCGTTCGTGTGTAAACCAAATTAAATCTTCAACGAGTGGATTCCACAAGAATACCAGAATAAAAGATTTCCAATATATAGATAATCTTGAAATTATTGATGATACCGATATAGAAATCAAGCAAGATAAAGAAGAAAAATACCTCATCATAGATAAAATCTATACAACAATTCCAAAAACCTACTTCCAAGAATTCCTTTGGCATGAGTATTTCCTCAAAGGAAAAACACATAGACAAATAGCCAAAGAAAATAATATCTCTCATTGTCTATCATTCCACGAAATAAAGAAAATAAAAGTGGAAATTATGAAAAAAATACCAAAAACCATTTGATTATTAAGATAACATCTATTATATTTGTACTATAAACAGTAAAAAAATATAAAATATGTGTAATTTAGTAGACGCCTTTATGGAGGAACAATACCAAGATCAAGAGTTTTTGGATTGGTTAGAACAAAAAAACAGACAAATTAGAGAACAAATGGAAGAACATTACTCAATAGAGTATGCTAAAGACGCCATAGCCGCTAAAATGTATGAAGATTTGATGGACCTTGAGGTTCACGATATGGAAAAGAAGTATGATAATCTATCCCAATGGGAATTATTAAATGAATTATAAGATATGGGACAGAATACAAGCAGACAGATAGCAACTCAATCATCATTAAAATTAGTATTAGATTGGAGTGTAACAATAGATCGTCCGTTAAAATTAAAGGAATTGGTCTCAATCACAAATGTAATTGTAGATTATGTTGAAAATGGTTACAGTAAGGAAATTGGTCAAAGATTAGAGACCATTCAAGATTATTTAGATAATAATGAATAAATAAATTTTGATATTTAATAATTTATTCTTATAATTATAATAATCATTGGGGGAGGATCCGTTGTCTTATTTATGATTTTATTTTATTTTTTTAACTCCCCTATTTTTCTACTGTAAGTAATAATTGGGGTGATAATATGGTCACCCCTTTTATTCACAACAAATCCAATAGTCATATATTTAATTAAAAAGAGTATATGATAACACAAGAATTTTACAACCACTGTTATTTTTTAGCCACATTATCAAGAATGGGTAAACCTCATGCCTTAGATATGGAAAATGTGATTAGAGAAAAGATTGATCCAAAGTATAGGGTATGTACCAAATGTTCCGCTCAAATGAAACACGGACAAAGTATGATATTAAATTGGTTAGCAGATCAAGAGATATTTGAAGAGGTGATACCAACTATCACACCACTACCTGAAGTATCGTTATTTGAGTTCCCTGAAGTCCCTATAGATGTTGATGAGGTAGAAGCAAAGAAAGTTGGATGTACCAAATGTTCTAAACGAAAAAAAACAACTAAATCGTAATGAGTTTATCAGCAAAACACAAATCATTCTGTGATGAGTATCTATCTAATGGATTGAATGCTACTCAAGCATATAAATCTATCTACAAAGTCAGTGATAAAGTTGCTGGAGCAAGTGGTCCAAGATTGTTAGATAATGTTAGAATTAAAGAATACCTCCAACAAGAAGGAGAAAAGACAGCACAACGACTACAAATAACCAAAGAAGAACTCTTAAATGATTTGGTGGAAATCAAAAATAACAACAAGGGGGTAAGAGATGCTACCGCTATGAAGGCTATAGAACTTATTTCAAAGATGTCAGGATTTGATGCTCCAACAAGACAAGAGATTTCAATACAGGAACAACCATTGCTTCCTGATGATGATGAATGAATTATAAACAGACAACAGCATTAAAGAAAATCAGATCCCTTAAGAATAGAATTAAGGTAGTACAGGGGGGTTCATCAGCAGGAAAGACAATCAGTATTCTAATCCTGTTGATTGATAGATGTATTAAAAATCCTGGTCTTGAAGTATCTGTTGTTTCTGAAAGTATCCCCCACCTTCGTAGAGGAGCCATACGTGACTTCTTAAAGATTATGAAGGATACAGGTAGGTATATTGCTTCCAACTATAATAAAACCCTCTTACGATACGAATTTACAAATGGATCCTATATTGAATTCTTCTCTGCTGATAGTGAAGAAAAACTACGTGGGGGTAGAAGACAGATCCTATACATCAATGAGTGTAATTCAATTAACTATGAAGCCTATCTTCAGTTAGCCATCCGTACAAGTGGGGACATATATCTTGACTACAATCCATCAGCAAGATTTTGGGCTCATACAGAGGTTATAAATCAACCTGATACAGATTTCATCATTCTCAATTATAAAGACAATCAGGCGTTATCTGATGAGGTTGTAAAGATGTTGGAGAGTAATAGAGAGAAAGCCAAGACCTCAACCTATTGGGATAACTGGTGTAAGGTATATCTTGATGGAGAAATAGGACAAGTGGAGGGGACCATCTTCAATGACTATGAGACCATAGATAAGATCCCCGATGAAGCAAGATTGTTAGGATATGGATTGGACTTTGGATATAGTTATGATCCTGCTGCTCTGATTGCTCTATACAAATACAATGATGATATTATTGTAGATGAGATTGTATATCAGACAGGATTATTGAATTCTGAACTATCATCTCTAATGAAACAATATAACGTCTCTGGTGAGATCTTTGCTGACTCTGCTGAACCCAAGTCCATCCAAGAGTTAAAACGATATGGACATCAAGTTAAATCAGTTGAGAAGGGGAAAGACAGTGTGAACTATGGAATACAAATACTCCAACAGAAGAAAATGTTTGTAACCAAGAGATCAGAGAATATTCTTAATGAATTTCAGAAGTATATGTGGAAGAAGAATAGAGATGGTGGATATGATACAACCCCCATTGATGCTCATAACCACGCCTGTGATGCTTTAAGATATGTGGCTATGTCCAAATTGGGGGTAAGAAAAGAAGGAAGTAAGAGACCTATAATGGGATTTATGAACGTATAAAAACATTTCCATAGAGGAGATATTTATTTTTAATATAAAGAAATATGATACAGATTAATGTACAAGTAGATGACGAAGAAGTAAAAAATTATGAATTTCCAAGTGATTGGTCAGAAGTTACTATAGAACAATTTAGTAATATATATTCAATTGATACGAATATCCATCAAGGACCATTCTATTCATTTGAGTTGATTCATCAATTATCAGGAATTGATAGAGAAATTATCGAACAAATTGATTTTGATGATTTTAAGCAATTGATTAAGGCTTTAGAATTCTTTTATAAGCCAGTTGAGGACTTAAAAAAAGAGTCAATTATTGTGGATGGGGAGGAATATTTTCTCTATTCAGAGTTTAATAAATATACTGCTGGTGAAATTATCTCAATTGAGACGATATTACAATCAGTGAATGGTGATGTAAAGAAGGTAATGCCTAAATTATTATGTATATTTTTACGTAAGAAAAAGGAAAATGGTAACTTGGAAAAATATAATACTAAATTTATGTCTCGTGAAGAGAAATTTAAGAAGATTAAAATTAGTGAAATTAACCACATCTTCAATTTTTTTTTAACTGGAAGAGATTCGTTACTCAACAATATGACGGACTCTTCCAAAAACAACGAGAAGTAACTACCGAAAATGAGAGATTTAAAAAACTCTTGGGGGATAAAAAGAAAATGGATAACCGATATGTATGGTTGGATTTTGTATACACACTGATGGAAAAATTGAATCTAAAAGAAGATGAGGTGTATAAAATGAGTTATGTACACTGTCTGAATTGGTTGGGATATTTTAAAAATAAAGAAGAATTAAAGAATAAAAACTCATTATAATGGCTATAACAAACGTAATAACATTAAATCAATTGATAAAATGGTTCCAACTGTTCCAACAGAATAACTATTTTTTGAATGATTTTGGATTTGGGGAACCTTACGATATCAGTACTTCAAGACAAATGAATTTCCCATATATGTGGGTTATGATGAACGATGATAGTACCATAGCTCAAGCGGGTCACAATAAAACTGCTATACCTGAACTATCATTTTCCATTATGTTTATGGATAAGATCAATATTCAAGAGAACTATTTGGATACAAATGGATTCCCATCAGACAATTCACAAGAGATCTTGAGTGATATGTTACAAGTTCTACAGGATTTATTAACAGATATAGCCCAAAATTGGCAGACCTATGGAATATTTATTTCCCAAGATGTTACATTTTATCCTGCTGTAGACGAGACCACAGATAAAGCAACAGGTATTGTTGCTAGAATTATATTGAAATTAAAATATGTGAACTGTATTATACCTGAAAATCCATATTTTGATACCCCCACTCCAACACCAGCACAAGTAACAAGTACTCCAACACCTACTGCTACACCAACACCTACCCCTACTCCATCACCTGTAACAGTATATCAATATTTTACGGCTAATGTAACAGGAGCAACAAGTCAACAAATCAATATACAATGTTGGGATACATTTTGGAATATAGGGCCTGGCCCAAATCAATGTGCATGGACAGGTGAAATATTTGTGACAGGATCAACAGGTACAGTTGTTAACCCAACATTTACATATCCACTTGGACAACAAACTTATGTATTAGATCTTTCTTCAAGTTTGGGGGTTGGTCAAACAATTGCTAATATTAGTTGTTGTTGGAATGTTTCAATACCATGCCAGAATTATATTCCTAATTTCATATAAACTATTAAAAATTAAAATATATGAGTATCAAAATTATTAAAGATGGACAAGTAATCCACAACGA